CACCAAGTCTTAGAAGCTTACGAGAAAAAGTGGATGGAGTATCTAAGTCTAACAGAAGATGGCTCAAAGGACTTGATGGAAGAAAAATCATCATCAGACACCCCCACGCAGCCCTGAATAGTTTGCTTCAAGGAGCAGGAGCAACAGTCATGAAGGTTGCGTTGACAAAGCTAGATGAATATGTTAAAAGAGAACGAATCAAAGCTTATCCTGTAGTAAATGTACATGATGAGTTTCAATACGAAGTAGAACAAGAAAGGGCAGATGAGTTTGGTAGATTGGCAGTACAATCAATTAGAGATGCTGGTAAAATACTAAAGCTTAGATGTGAATTAGATGGAGAATATAAAATTGGAAACAACTGGTCAGAAACGCATTGATACAGTAGCTGAAGATATTAAAAAACTTATAGCTGATATATCAAATGGTAAACCTGCACCCATAACAGAAGAGAACATGAACTCATTTCTTAACAATGTTAAGGAAGCTATGATTGCATGGAACACACCACCAGTAAAAGAAAAATACAATGGTGTACTAAGAATGAGTATCTTAGGTAAACCTGCAAGACAATTATGGTATGATAAATATTCTCCTAAAGAAACAAAAGAATATGATGCTAGTAATAATTTAAAATTTTTATATGGTCATATCATTGAACATTTACTTTTATACTTGACAGAATTAGCAGGACATAAAGTAGAAGATAGACAAATGAAAGTTAAAGTAGATGATGTTAAAGGACATATAGATGCAAAAGTAGATGGTGAAATATGTGATGTTAAGTCTGCTTCACCTTTTAGTTTTAAAAAATTTAAGAATGGTGAGATAGTTAATGATGACCCATTTGGTTATCATGCCCAGTTATCAGGATATGAAACAGCTAATGGAACTAACAAGGGAGGTTTTCTTGTTGCTGATAAATCAAGTGGTGATATATGTTTTTATAAACCTGAAGACTTAGCTAAACCTGATACAAAAAGTTTAATAAAAGATTTAAATACTAAACTTGCTAGTGATACACCACCTGAAAGATGTTATCCATTAAAGACAGAGAAGAATGGAAACAAAGTTATACCAGTTGGTTGTCAATTTTGTATACATAAGTTTGAATGTTATGCAGATGCAAACAAAGGTAAAGGATTAAGAGTATTTAAATATGCAAATAAGAATGTGTTCTTAGCTGATGTAGTTAAAGAACCTAATGTAGAAGATATAACAAAAGAATTTACAGATGGAATTAAAACACAAACACCTGCTAGTTAGGGCTGAAGTCTTAGACCCTCCTAAAGATTTAAAGATGATGAGGAAGTGGACTAAGAATTTAATTAAAGATATTGATATGAAAATATTAGCTGGTCCTTATGCAAAGTATTGTGATGTAAAAGGTAATAGAGGATTAACTTGTGTAACTATAATAGAAACATCCCATATTACTTTACACTCATGGGATGAAAACAATCCTGCATTAGTACAGCTTGATGTTTATAGTTGTAAAGAACTAGATGAAACTATTGTGTTTGATTATGTTTATAAATTTATGCCAGTCAGAATGTCATACAGATATTTTGATAGAGAAAATAATTTTAAATTAATAAAGTTAAAAAAATGAATACAAAGAAAATGAGTAAGATAAGAAACAAAGCTAAAGCTATTCTTGTTGAATGGTTAAAGACTTTGTTAAATGAAGAGGAACAAAAGAAAGTTAATGTAAAAAATGTATTAACATTGTTACCTAATCAAACTCACTATTGGCAAGATACTACATTGAAACTACAACCATGGTCATATAAATGGGTAGTAAAGAAATTAAAAAAAGATTCGGAGTTGACATATGATGATTTAAATAATATGTTACAACCAACAGAGAAACAAATAAGAAGACAAAAAATGATAGAACAAGGACCACTATAATGACACACAAAGATATGTTTAAAGGTACTACATATGACTCATTAAATAAACAAGTAGATGGTAATCATTATTCAAAGATGAAGATACAACCTGCTGAGTTTATTAATGAAAACAATTTATTGTTTGCAGAAGGTAATGCTATTAAGTATATCTGCAGACACAAATCAAAAGGCAAAGCAAAAGATATTGAAAAAGCTATTCACTATCTTGAAATGATACTTGAAAGGGATTACTCATGAGTTTATCAGAAGCACAAATACAACAGTTAGAGAAAAGAGCAAAAGGTTTTCGCAGACTTATTGCAGCATTAAATGATTTAAATATGTATGGTATACATCAACAAATAGATAAGATATTGTTTGTTAAAGTTGATGAATTAAAAGACCATCTTAAAAAGAAAATAAAAAGAAACAATGAAAAGTTAAATGAATTTTACACAGAGAGTGTAGATAGTTTAGTTGATGATGATTATCAAACTGGTAACATAGGTTATAAACCTGAAGTAAATAAAGAACCTAAGACTAGACTAGAACAAATGGGTACATTAACACACGACCCAATAGCAGATTAGTATGAGTCAAGTATTAGGAATGGATGGTAAACCAAAACAACCAATTGGTCCTACTTATAATATGCGTTTATGTTTAGTAGGTTCTGATGATATAGATATAAAAAATGTACAAACATTTGGTATAGCTGAGGATGGATTCTTTATGGTAAAGAGTCATGACAATACAAAGCTTCCAGTATTTATGACTAACCCTTCAAGAATACAAACTGTTGAAGTATATAAAGATGGTGATAAACCATTAACAAAAAAGAAGGGAGCAAAATCTGATGATGACTTCCTTCTAGATTTACTGAAGAAGAAGAATGAAGCAGAATCGAAAACTAAAATCTAAGAAAAGAGTTAAAAGAAAAGAAGCTGAGTTGATGGGCTTTAAACTTATTATTAATAATCAAGGACAATTTATTACTGAGATAAAAAATTATCCATTAGATAAAGTTACCACACATTTTCATAAAAATAACTCTGGTGTTATCAAAGCTATGCTTAGAGAATGTAAAACTAATTTTACAGATTTGACAGATGAACTAGAGAAGATTGCTAGAGATGTATTCTATAGTTAAATTTGTTCACCTTCTTCATTAGCACAAATAAATTTAATATACATCCTGTATTGATTAACATCATCTGGTCCAATCTGTTTATTTTTATTATAAGATTCTAAATAACCAGCACCCATACAATCATAAAATGTATTATAACTATTTATCTTAATAGGTTCAAGACAATTACCTGCTACACTTGAGCAAAGAATCATAAACAAAGCTATTTTCATTATTTTAATATTAATTTTTTAATTGATTTTTCACCCATATATATTTCTGTTTCTGCCATAGATTTTATGCATTGATACTCAGTAGAAGGTGATGCATTTCTAGAAGCAATCCTCTTACCTTTCAAACATTGAGACATTGAATCTTGTATTCTATGTTCTTTAATCTCTCCATTTATTATCATCAATAAAGCTATTACCATCTCTGTCATTAGTGTCCTCCATTACCATTTGCTCTGACTTTATCTTTTAACTCTTCAATATCTTTCAATGCTTTTTCTAATTGCTTAGTTAAAAATTCTATGTTGACTTTGTTAGTCATGTTCTGTTCTTGAGTAATTTGTAATTTTTCTACATCTTCAAAGACAGCTTCCAAAAGCATAAATTGCTCTTGGTCTGTAGGTTTTTGTTCAGATTTTTTAAGTAAGTCTGCTTGAAATAATTCTCTTGATGTTTCTAATGATGTTAATCTAGCAGTAACTTCTGTGTATGCAAAGATACCCATTGCTACAGCAACAACTATACCTATCATATTCTTAATAGGCATACTTACATTTGTATTCTCACTAACTTTCATTATATTCCTTGTAGTCTAGGGTCTTTACTAAATAGATTCTTTGTAGCTTTAGGTCTAGCTACAGAGTCTTTACTTCTCTTTCTTAGCTGTGCTATAGCAGAATCTTTCTGACTCTTTTCCCTTTTTACTTTTTGTAAGTCTCTTAATAAATTCATTTCTTTTTCCTTTTACATTTACATCTAGGTGAAAATAGTTTATCTATCCAAGAAGATACTATGTCTAACTTAGCAAAACAATTATATATAAATTTATCTAACATATCCTGGTTCTAAAAATAGTGCCATCAATACAAATAGTATTATCAATGTTCCTGTAAAATAATAATTCATAGAGACACCTCATATAATTATAATATTACTCCTAATAGTAATCCTAATATTGTTAATGTTATCATATTATTTCTTGACTAAAGAACCACCAAAGTATAAACCTATGATAGCTGACACTAAGTTAGTATCTAATGGTGTAATCACTAAACTGTTTGAAGATAGTGTTACCCATTTCATTATTTCTTTTTCAGGTATAAAAAAGAATCCAGGTTTAAATTCTAAATATCCTACAATCACACTTGTATCTGGTGATAGTACAGGCATTAGTTTTGGTAATAACACTATTGCAAACACAGCAACTAATGCTATTATTCTTCTAGTCCATTGAAATCCTGTATTCCCATATTCTCTAGCTTCTTTAAAACCTTTTTGTTGAACCTCAGCTCTTTGTATAAGCATCTTTTGTTCAGCTTGTTTTGCTTTAATACTCTGTGACCATATACTCATCACTCCACCAAGAACAGTAGAACCAAGCATTGTTATCATTTCAAATGGCATTTTCTCTCCTTATTTAAATAGGGCTTCCACTCTCGCTTCCACCCTATTCCCTAGGTTATTTTATTTTTATTGTCTTAGCTTTTTTCTCTTCAGGTATTTCTTCATATAGTTTTATATTTAGAATACCATCTTTGAAATCAGCCGAATCTACTTTGATGTATTCAGACAAAGTAAACTTTCTTACAACACTTCTTGATGCGATACCTTGATGTATTAAGTTATCACTATCTTTGTTTTCTTTCTTGGCTTGAATAGTAAGCACACCTTCTTGTAACTCACATTCAATATCAGACTTAGTGAAACCAGCTAATGCCATTTCTATCTGATACTTACCCTTACCAACTTTTCTTATATTGTATGGAGGAAAGTTAGAAGTGTTTATTCTAGATACCTCATTTAGTGAATTGAACATTCTATCAAAACCAATAGAGAAATTTCTAAATGGGTCAAAATTTATTAAATCGTATTGTGTCATTTTATATCCTTTCGTTAAGCGATTTAAGTTAGTAACCTCTAATGAGCATTACTTATCTATATTATAGTAATAATCCTAGTCCTTGTCAACAAACAATTTGTTTGCAAAATCAATCCTTTTTTGTAGTGAACTCTCACTTTTAGGTCTTTCATATAATCTCATAAATATATCAGCTATATTCGTAGCATTACCTGATTGAAATGTTAATCTTAAACTTTCTTTGTTTCCTGCTCCTATATCAAACCCACTTCCTTTACCTTTAGTAAAGATGTTATCTAGTACATAGTCAATTTGAGACTCAGAATTATCTGGTTTATCATTATCTATTAAATATTTTTTATATGCAGTTTTATGTCCTACTAATTCTCCTTTTTTATTTTTATAATCTGTAAATTGAAATAAACCATATCCTCTTTCTTTATCTTTTAAAGTATTTATATCACCTATTTCTTCTTGATTATATTTAAACTTTGAGTTTTCTGCAAATATATTTCCTGTAATACCTGCTGCAATATTTTTTGAATTTTCTATTCCTCTTTCATCTAGTTTATTTTTTATAACTGTAGCTATTTCATTTCCTTTATCTAATGTTAAAGAATCTACTTTAAGATTATTAGTTTGTTTAGTTGCTAACTGTTCAACTTCATCTAAATATGGTGATTCTACAACAACAGCATCATCAGGTTTCTTTTTAGGAATAACAATATCACCATCACTATATCCTACTCTTCCACCTTTATATAATTTTTTTACTCTAGATATTAAAACTCCTGAAGTACCTATACCATATTTACTAGGTATTTTTTCTACTTTAAATTCTTTACCTAAAATTTTTTCAACAAATTCTTCTAATTCTTTTTGACTAAATCCTTTTTGAAATGTTTTATCTTTAGTACCAAATAAATAACCATCTAAATATTTAATAGCATTTTTAGATGTCTTTGCTTGATTAACTACATCATTACCACTTCTTGTTGTGATAATAGCTTTACCATCATCACTTAATAACTTACCTATCTGGTCTACTACTTTTATTCTTTCAGATGGTCTTTCTATAACATTTAATACATTAAGAT